ATCGGCGGGGCTTATATAGGCGGGATGAACCATATCCTAAACGCCGTCTTTGGCGAATATACCAGCAAGGCCAAGGATGCCGTGAAAGACGGCGGCTGGATGTCTGACTATGCGCGTTCCCCTGGTGTGATGGTGCCGATGGACGAAATCAATTACTTAGATGACCTTTTGCGCTACCGCCAGGAAGTCGAAGAAATCCCCACCCCTGGAGACATCTCCAGAGACTACGGCACGGGCGTCCACGCCGCTCTGGAGTCTGTCCTGGTCGGTGATAGAGAAGTGCCAAGCCGATACGCCGGCTCGGTCGCTGACATCATGGCCTGGCTCAACAGAGGCGGAAAAGACGGACCATACATCGTGGAAGATTCAGAGGTCAGTGTCTTCCATCCAGAGCTGAGATACGCTGGTCAGATCGACTGCGTGGCCCGGTGTGGCGATCGCGTCATCATCATCGACTGGAAGTCTGGCAAGGAAATCTACCCCAGCCACGCCATGCAAGTGGCTGCCTACGCTATGGCCTATTCCGAGATGACGGGGCTGGAAGTCAGTGAAGCCTGGGTAGTGAAGGCCAGTCCTATCACGGGCTTTGAAGCCAATCAGGTGGTCGATCTGGCGCAGGCGCAAAAGGCTTTCATCGCCATGCAAGAAACCAAGCGGAACGCTGACCGCATAAAGTGGAGGGTAGACAATGGATAGTCGGTCCAAGATTTGTGAGATGAGGAAGGACAATCCTCTAATCACACAGGCTCAGATGGCGGATACCATTGGCGTGAGCCGTGAGCGTGTCCGTCAACTTCTAGTGGATATGGGGATGCCGACCGTGGTTGATAAAACGCCAAGAGCCAATCCTTGGAACAAACCACGGTCACTGGAGATAGCACCAGCCTTGCTCTGGATTATCAATGAGATGCTCCGGCCGCCGGCTGGAAAGGACGATTACATCCCCAGGCAGACCGCTCAATTCAGAGACTACGCTCAAGCGGTAGTCGATCAAGCCAGCGTCTATATGACGGCTGATGCTACAGGATGGGAGGAATATCTTGGACAATGAAAAGAACGGGAAGGAGGTGGTGAAGAACCCGTCACTCTTGGACGGGTTGAGTTTTTTCGTTGCCGTAGGACCGGCATTTTTATGGCGTGAGGGTGTGGTGTACGGCTCAAATCCTAAGTTTTTGAGTGTAGTACACAAACGCGCATGGAGCGCGAAAGAAGCTGAAATCTATCCAAGTGCTTAAAGGAGCCAGATGACTACTACTGATATCGTCCGGTATACGGACACCGTGACTGGAGCAGACGTTGAACTGTCTGTGAAGTTGATTCAAGACACTATGTGCAAGAACGCCACTGACCGTGAGGCTTTGATGTTCTTGGAACTGTGCCGCCACCAGGGTCTGAATCCCTGGGTCCGGGATGCCTATCTCATCAAATACGGCAAGGACTCCGAGGCCACGATGGTGACCGGGAAAGATGCCTTTATGAAACGGGCTGACAAGCATCCGCACTTTGACGGGATCGAGTCTGGCGTGATTGTCCAGAAAGGCGACCATATAGAGAACCGTGTTGGCACTCTGGTGCTGGACGGTGAGAAGCTGGTTGGCGGTTGGGCTAGAGTGGCAAGGACCGACCGCAAGATTGATGTCACTCCGACCGTGTCAATGAGTGAGTTCAACTCTGGACGTGGCCTCTGGCAGAAGATGCCCGGAGTTATGATCGAGAAATGCGCTATAGTGACGGCTCTCAGACGTGCCTTCCCGTCCACCTTTGCCGGGATGTATGACGCAGCTGAGATGAGTACCGTGGAAGTGGACTTGAACGGTGAGGTCATGCTGGCTCCACCGTCAAACAATGACGCTCTTCCACCACCTCAAATCGTGGAAGAGAAGCCAAAGGCTAAGACCAGGCGTCCAGCAGCCAAGAAGGACGCTCAAGCCGTAGAAGCGGCTGAACCAGATGCGCCAAGCATCACAATCATCCGTGATGACAATCCATCTGATGAGACTGGCGCCGTCAGCCAAGAGGAAGTCGAGGACATCGTGGCTCAGACCCAGCAGATGATTGCTGACGCTAAAGAGACTTCATTGGTTGATGCTTCAGAGGACTTCAGTCCAGTGACTACATATGAAGAGCCGACTCCTTGCGCCTTGGAAGGCCACGGTGACGGCCTCTACGTTGTCATGGAAAGTTCATCTACTAAAGACCGACGCTGGGTGCATGATTACACCTACGAGCTGAACGGTGAATCAAGGACCGGCCGTTGTGTCTACACTGGAAACGTGCCAGTCCCGCCAGCCAACCCTGAATTTAACCCTGCATAATCTTTTGTGAGGACAGAGGCTTCAGCCTCTGTAAACACCCGGCGACGGTTCCAAGGCCGTGCAAATTATGGGTGTGTGGAGTGTGGATGGTTGATGATTGGGTGAGGGTAGATGGGTTGAATCCAGAAGATGAGGACCCGACGCTGACAAGAGATTTGGCGAATGACTATGTCCATTACGGTCTGGTCAACGGTCAATTCCCGTATCAGAGAGGATGGTCTGAATCAGATCCTCCGGGGACTATGCAAGGCAGATGGTGTCCTACACATAGAAGGATGGAGATGGCTCCAAAAGGCGGAAGGTTACGATGCGGAGCCGCCTGGGCAGAACTGTATGAGATGGAGAGAGAGGTTGAGGCGGAGAGGATGAGTCCCAACAGAGCAATCTTGCACTTGGCAGAGAATATCACAGGACTGGTCACAGAGATTAGCCACGGTCAGAGTGTGATTGTAGAACCACCGCCGAAGCCTCCGAGGCCACAGACTCCGCCAGCACCGGCCAGGCGTAACAACGGGAAAGGCGGGGTGGCACTTCCATGAATTCCAATGACATAGCCCCGGACAGTAGCCCCGCGATCAACACTCAGCCGCCAAAGATGGAAGTCCTGGGCGGTATCTATTCGTTCGATTGGGCGCATGAGAATGTCCAGATAATCCTTGAAAGACTCCGTGAGGACTCACGGCGCACGGTGACCGCTGATATCACGGTCAAAGGCAACCCGGAAGGTCATATGCACATGACCAAACTGAACCTCCTCGCCACTCGTAGTCGGACCGAAATCACCAAGTATCTCAGAGAAAGATGCCAGCGGAACCGTGACTGGGATGCCATCATCGAGCAGGTCTGCGTGATGACGCTCCAGACGTTCAGAGCTGGAGAACCCGTCTTGAATCTTGGTGAATTATCTCCTCCGCTGGAACCGATTTATCGCCTTTATCCGTGGGTTGTCGATCTGGAACCCTCGATAATCTATGGGGAAGGCGGCATCGGAAAATCCTATCTGGCCGGCTTCATGGCGGCGATGGTAGACCAGGCCATCTCCACAGAGTATTGCCGACCTATCCCTGGGAAAGTCCTTTATCTGGATTTTGAAACCACGTCAGAAACAGCGGCAAGGCGTTTCCAGGCACTGACCAAAGGCTTCGGGTTTGAAGGCAAGTCCAACGTCATCTACCGCTTCTGCCATCAGTCACTGGCCTCTGATATCAGTGAGATTCAGAAGATAGTGGCTGAAGAGAATGTGGCGTTGATAATAGTGGACAGTGCCGGTCCTGCCTGTGGTGGTGACCCGGAAACCGCCGCAAGCGCGATCAGTTATTTCACGGCATTACGGTCACTGAGGAAGGCATCAATCACGATCGCGCACAGGTCAAAGACCAATAGCGTTGGGCCGTTCGGTAGCGTCTATTGGGTGAATTATCCCAGGATGTCTTACGAGCTCAAAAAATCTCAGGAAGAAGAATCAGACGTGATGCATGTTGCCTTGATACACAGGAAGGTCAATGACGGTCAACTTCAGAAACCGATGTCATTCAAGATAGAATGGCACTCAAACGGCGCCGTTACGGTGAACACCGAGAGGCTGGAAAGCATCCCGGACTTCATCACTGAATTACCACTGACGGAGCAATGTGTGGCGGCTTTCACGGAACACGGACCAAAGACGGTGAAAGAATTGGCAGAGATAACGGGTCAGGCTCCAAGGAGCCTCTCGGTCACTCTGTCCAGGAACAAGCGCAAGTTCAGACGCATAGGCAACCAGAGGTGGGACAATGTTGAATAATGAGGTTGAAGATTATGAGCTGGGTACATCTACCGAGCAACTCCGGGAACTCTCCCTCTACTCAGGGTATGGAGGGTTCTCTCTCTCACTCAAACTTGCAGGACTCAATACAAGGACCGTCTGCTACGTTGAGTGGGAAGACTACGCCATCAAGATTCTCAGGTCTCGAATCGCAGATGGCTCCCTTGAAGACGCCCCAATATGGTCTGATTCTGGAACCTTCGACGGGCGACCTTGGATTGGACGAGTGGATTTGCTCTCTGCGGGTTTCCCCTGTCAACCTTTTTCTCACGCCGGAAAACGGGAAGGAGAGTTCGACACTGAAGGACGAAACCGTTGGCCGGATGTACGGAGACTGGTTGGCGAGATTCGACCCAGAATCGTCGTGTTGGAGAATGTCCCAGGGCTGCTTAATCCCGCTGGAGGGCGACCACCATATGCAGGCACAGTGGTTGGAGAGCTTTCCGAAATGGGGTATCGTATTGAATTCCGCCTTGTATCAGCCAGTCAAGCGGGTGCCCCTCACCGAAGGACTCGCTGGTGGTGCTTGGCCTACGCCGAACACACGGGATACCCGGAGAGGATGCAACCAGAAGCAGCTGGCGACTGAGGTCGACAAGTGGCCTACGCCAAGAGCCTCAGTGTCAGGAATGACAAATAAGACTCCACCTTACCCAGGGAGAACCCACGGCTGGGACCTAGGCGCAGCCTTGGTAGATTCTGAAACAGGAGAATCTGGGAAGACTTGGCCTACTCCGACCGGGACCGAACGTAGCGGAAGTCATCCAGGCACTAACAAAGGAGAAGGTCTATCTCATAGAGCCAGACGGCTGGAGTTCCCGACTCCACTGGCTGACGGTGACCGGACCACTGATTTCGCTCAAGGCGGCACGAGTCTTGGTCATGCTGCCAGGACTTAT